CCGTGGAAAAGCCCGCCCCCGTAAAGGTGACGGAAGAGCCTAAGCCTGCTCCCGCGAAACCGGGTCGCAAGCCTAAGTTTGTTGCACCTGCCCCATCCACCGAGGACTGATCATGGCAATTCTTTCTACTGGTCTTGAAAAGCTGCAGCATCTTGCTTTTGCAGCTACTGCCGAGCGCACTGCTGACCTTGATGGCACTGCTGTCGACATGAATGACTACGAGGGTGACCTTGTGGTGATTCTTGATGTCGAGAACGGTGGCACTTCGACCCTGGATGTAAAAATCCAGTCGAGCGACACTCAGGGTGGCAGCTACAGCGATGTGACCACCGTCTTTAGCCTGAATGGCACTGAGCAGGCTTCTGCTGCTGTGGCTTTCACTCAGGTCAGCACCTCTGCTTCCAAGCAGTATTTGGTGTTCCCTAAGGGTGCTGCCAAGCGTTGGATTAAGGCTGTGTCGACGACTTCTACCTCGACCCACACCTATTCGATCAACGCAGTTGGCCTGAAGAAGTACGGCTGATTTTCGCTTGAAACCTAGCCCTGGATCCGATTGGATCTAGGGCTTTTTGTGTTTAGAATTTTTTCAGCGGACTTCTGTTCATGGCTTTTTCCGAGGATTTAACAGTATTTTTTGATTTGCAGGGCTTTGGTGTCCCAGTTACGCATGAAGGCATTACAGGCGTTGGTGTTTTGAATGCGCCTAGCGAGATGATTGCAGACGGAGTTGTTTTGACGACTGACTACAAGCTCATGGTTGAATCTTCTGCTTTTAATAATTTTCAGTACAAAGATGACGTAATTGTCGACGGGGTGGCCTACCAAGTGAGAGAGCCAGTGCTGCTAGATGACGGTAAAATTACCGAAGTAATGCTTATGAAGGTTTGATTATGTCTGAAATTTATGGTTCGTGGGCAAGTAGGCGCAAAAATATTGTGGAAATGGGCACTCTGACAGCCGTTGGCTCAACAAGCGCTTTCGAAGTGTCCGGCAACAATTTAACTATGGTGCATAAAATTGTCGGAAGCAATGTAAAAATTAAAGATGAAGGCAGTCTTAATGGAACTGACTGGTTCGACCTAGACGTAGAAAAAGTCTATGGGCAAAGTGGCGTTGACGCGCATTTTTATCCAAATAGAATTGTCAGATACGTTCGATCAACCATGACTTTGTCTGGAGTTGGTGAGAGCGCAACTATTTCGATGGCCTGCGATTAAGAAAAATGGACCGCGACACCTTCAAAAATTGGCTGAAGGTGATGCAGGCCCTGGAGGAAGCAGGCAAAACAGATAGCTATATTTATTATCGTGCAAAATCAATTGTGACCAAGCAAATCGACCCTGGCGCGTTTGGTCCGCTACCCAAGCGAGGATTCAATGACGACTAAGCGTGAGCAAATTTTGCAAGCAATTGCGACACAGCTTGCAAGTACTTCTGGCGTTGACGGCAGGGTTTACAGAAGCAGGGTGACAGCTACTGAGCGCGCGCAGTCGCCGTCCATCATTATTGAACCAATTACCGATACTCCCACTCAGAACACAAGCCTGCCGAAGCTTGACTGGAGCATGAGGGTCAGGATCACGGTGGTGACCAGAGGGGACATTCCTGATCAAATTGCAGATCCAGTCATCGAAAGCATGCACTCAAAAATTATTGCCGACCTTACGCTTGGTGGCCTTGCAATTGACGTGCAGCCAAGCGAAGTGACATTTAATATGTTCGACGCAGATCAGCCTGCAGGAGTAATTTTTAACGATTATATCGTTCAATATCGGACAACTGTTGCAAGTTTGGCGACCTAAAGTCTGATAAGCCGAGGGATTTACAGTGATTGATGAGTTTCAAGGGCAAGGTGGCTCGTACATCCTTGACCCCGAGACAGGCATCCGAACTCTTGTTAGTCGGACGCTCCCACCTGTTCAACAAGAGGTAACTTCAAATGGTCCTTCTAACTCGGAAACGTCTGATTCTGCTGGAGACGGAGTCCAGCTACGGCACGGACGCAACGCCAGACGGAGCGGACGCAGTTCTGGTGCGGGATTTGAACATCACTCCTCTGCAGAGTGATGTTGTAAGCCGGCAGCTTATTCGTCCTTACCTTGGCGCCTCCGAGCAGCTATTGGCGAATACGCGAGTTGAATGCACCTTTAGCGTTGAACTTGCCGGATCCGGCGCAGCCGGCACTGCTCCTCGCTATGGCAAGGCGCTTCTTGCCTGCGGCATGAGCGAAACTGTTTCTGCCGGTGTAAGCGTTACCTACGCTCCGGTCAGCTCCAGCTTTGGTAGCTGCACCATTTATTACAACATTGATGGTGTCCTGCATAAGCTGACTGGCGCGCGCGGCACCTATACGTTGAATCTTTCTGTTGGTGAAATTCCTACGATTGATTTCAGCTTTATTGGTGTTTATAACGCGCCAACTGACACGGCTGCTCCCACGGTGACTTACGCCGACCAGGAGACGCCTGTCATTGCGAAAGCTGGCAACACCACCGGCTTCCAGCTTCTCTCTTACAGCGGTTGCCTTCAGTCGGTCAATCTAGACATCGGCAACAGCCTGGTCTATCGCGATTTGATTAATTGCACCAAGGAGGTGCTTTTGACTGATCGCCAGACAACTGGTACTGCTGTCATTGAAGCTCCAACCATTGCTGCTAAGGACTACTTCACTGCAGCTCTTAGCGACGGAGCGCTTGGAAACCTTATTTTCCAGCACGGCCAAACGGCAGGCAACATCTTCGACTTTGCCTCTACCAAGGTTGATATCGGCGATGTGAGCTACAGCGACCAGGATGGCATTCACATGCTGAACATTCCGTTCACATGCGTGCCCTCTACAGCTGGTAACGATGAGTTCAGCTTTGTTTACACCTGATTAGAATCTGATCGGGAATGAAGGTCGTCGGGGCTGCACCGCAAATGCAGCCCTTTTTTATTGGGTGTATGCTTGTCTGGTATCGCATTTATTTTGCATGGCATTCGTGCGCAAAAAGGTCAAGGTCTTTACTTGGCCTGTTTCGATCGAAGAGCCCTCTGATGGCGGCAATTTTGACACCGCGACGTTTGACGCGAAATTCAAGCGCGTTGGCCGCAAGGAATTTCAAAAGCTTGGCGAGAAAGGCGAGCTTGATCTCCTGAAGGTGATCATGGTCGGATGGGAAGGCATTGTTGACGAAGAAGGGAAAGAGATCCCTTTTTCCTTGGAGGTGATGCGCGAGTTTTCCGATGATCCTTATTGGATTCGTGGTGTTTTGAAGGCTTACACCGAGACATTTGAAGGCGGCCGCCAGGGAAACTAAAGGATGCCGCCGTTTACTGGGCTAGTGGCGGCAAAAGGGTAGAAGATAAAAGTCGGGAAGACGCTGCTGTTTTCGGCATCGTCCTTCCCGAGAAGCCTAAAGAAGACAATAATTTTATTGTTTGGGAAGAAAACTGGGAGTCAGTCATGATGTTCTTGCGTATGCAGACGCAATGGACGACAACCATGTCTGGTTACATGGGCTTGCGATATGACGTGCTGCTTTGCCCTGGCGGATTGTTTGACCTCTACAATGTGGACAATCGCCGCGAGATGCTGGAAGACCTTCAGACCATGGAGGCTGCAGCGTTAAGCGAATTGGCCAAGGACAGGGATGGCTAGCAAGCAAATTCAGGACATTAAGATCCGCCTTGGCATTGATGGCCTTGAAGGTCTTGACAAGCTAAAGAGTTCTTTTAGGGAACTCGAAAAGTCCATTGGTCCTTCTGACGCAACAATTCAGCGGGCAAGAAAAAGCATTCTTGATTTTGGGAAAGAAGGGCAAAGGACTGAACAGCTTATCAGGGGGCAGATTGAGGCATTCAAGGGCCTAAAGAGCCAAGCAGAAATAAGTGGAGATACATTTCAGGCACTTGCTTCTGATATTTCAAATCTCGAAAGAGAGCTGAAGGGATCCACTCCTGCTATTGATAGGCAGCGTGATTCAATCCTTAGGTCTACGAACGCAGCAAATCAAAACGCTGCAGCCATTCAAAAGCAGATCAATCAATTAACTCAGCTAAGGAATCAAACCAGGCCAGGCTCTTCTGCTTTTGTGCAGCTTGGAAAAGATATAGAAAGCGCTACGGCCAAGCTTGGGAAATTCAAGTCGGAAGCCACTGCAGCCGCTTTTGCTTTGAGTCAAGTTCCAGGCACGAGTCTGGATAAAATTGCAAATCAAATTGCAACTATCAACAAGAAGACGGGCCAGCTAAAGATCACAAGTGATGAATATCTTGAAAGCATTAGGAGAATTGCCCTTCTTGAACAAGTAAGGGCAACAACAACTGGACGGCAGGCGGTTCGCGCGCAGACTCAATTATTCGAAAGTCCACTTTTTGAGACTTTTGTAAGCACTCGAGCTGAGCAGCTTCCACTGCCAGAAACTTCGGCTGGCATTCAGCAAAGGATCTCTGAGATTAATCAGGAGCTTGCCAATGTAACCGGTTACGAAAGAAGGGTTAATCTAACGAAAGAGCTTATTGATTTAAATAAGCGACTCAAGAATACTGTAATTGAAATAACAACAAAAGAAGAGCTTGCTGCAATGGCAGCAAGGCAGAGGCTTTCTGCGGCTCGGGAATCCCTAGGTCGGTCTGGATTTGGGGCTTTTTCTGCAGATGTTCGCGCAAAGACGGCCGAGGGTCAATACGATCCTGGCTATGTAAAAGCTCAAGAAAAAGCCAGAAATAGAGTCATAGACGAAGAAGCAATAAAGGGAGTAATGGATCAATATAAAATATTTGAAAATTCATACACAAGACTTGAAGATCTTTACGAAAGACACGTAGTAGAAAAAGCTCAGATGGTGGCTTCGGCTGCTCGCCGCGAGAATGAAATACTTGATGAACAAGGCGATAAAAGAATAAAACAGCTAGACGATCAATTCAAAAGAGAGCTTGAGCTTTTTGATCAAAGCTTAAACCAAAGAGATCAATTACTGCAGCGCAGAACTGCAATTAAAGGGACTCTTGGTCTTGGCGGTCGAGAGCTTTCTTCTTTCTATCAGGGCGTTGTTGATATTGGCACTCGCAGGGCTGCTGCTGGCCAGCAGCTTATGGGTAAAACTCCCCAACAGGCATTCGCTGACATCGTTAATACTTTCAACTCTGATCTTGATAGAGCTGGAAATGGCTTTTTAGAAGCTGAGCGTCAAATGCGCGAAGCTGCGATTGAATTTGCGGGCGGCTCGAAAAAAGTCAGGCAAAAATTTGAGGAAATTGCGCTAGGCAAGACCCCAACAGGAATGTTCCCCGCTCCTGGAGAAGAAGCCTCTCGTTACAGGGAAAGAATTGAAGCTCCGGCCGGAAGCCTAATTGAGATCGTAAAGAGATTTGGCAGAAAAACAGACAAAACCGGAGACGGCTTTCTTGACGCTGAAAAGAAAATTCGAGAAGCTGCTATTAATTTTGCAGGAGGCTCCGAAGAGGTAAGAAGGGCATTTGCTCAAGTACCGCTAGGAAAAACACCCACTTCAATGCTCCCTGGAGCGGGAGAGGCCTCAGGCGAATATATCTCGAGAATTAGGGGAGGTTTTGGCGATTTTAATCTTCCAGATTTCTCTTCATTCAGAAAAGGCACTACCAGAGAGCTGCAGCTTGTTAAGCAGTCTCTAGAGGAACTGCGCCTAGACCTGAATCCACTGGCAGCAAATTTTGAGGCCACAGAAAGGAGAATAATCAAGAGCATAAAAAATATTGATCGTGAGCTTGGCAAGCGTTCGGCTGGTCGCCAAGGCTTGAGCGGAATGCAGCTCGCCCAAGGTGTTGGCGCTGCAATCAGTGGCGGAATTTTTGGTGGCCCCGAAGGCTTGATTGGTGGCCTTGGCGGTTTGGCTGTTGGTGGTGTTGGCGGTGCATTTGCCGGCGCTGCATTTGGCGCTCAAGTGGGTGGCTTGAGGCAGCAGCTGGGAGGATTCGCTGAATATGCCGCTCAAATTCAAAAACTTGAAATCGCTCTTGAAAATACTGCTGGCAGTCAGGCTGAATTCAATCGAGCCATTAAGGCCGCTTCCGATGTCACAAAGACGTTAAATGTACCCCAGGAAGTCGCAATTTCTGGCATGACTCGGCTTTCGGCTGCAGTCAAGGGTGCTAAGGGTCAAATCAGTGATGCTGAGCTTGTTTTCAAGAACGTAACTGCTGCAATCAAGGGAACTGGTGGATCTGCTCAGGACGTTGACGGTGCAATTACAGCGCTTGTTCAGGTGTTCTCAAAGGGCAAAGTAAGCGCGGAAGAGCTAAGCGGTCAGCTTGGTGAGCGCTTGCCTGGTGCGGTCACAAAGTTTGCGGAAGCGAATGAAATGACTTTGCCTGAGCTTGCAAAAGCTCTTGAGCAAGGTCAAGTTGGGCTTGATCAATTGATGAAATTTATCGTCAAGCTTGGCGATGAATATTCAGACGTAGCGCGGAAAATTGCTGGATCCTCCCAGGACGCTGGCGCAAGACTTACCGTTGCGTTTAATTCAATGCGTCAATCGGTTGGCGATGCCTTGCAGCCTATTGGCGCTGAGTTCCAGGAGGCGTTTGCTGACTTTGTTGAAAACATAACTCCCTTCTTGGCCGAAAATCTACCTAAAATTGCCGAATTCGTACTAAATCTATCTAAAAATCTTGTTCCTTTGGCGGGTGCGATTGGCGGTGTCGCCGCAGCTCTGGCAATACTGAAAGTTCAGGCACTTCTTGCGTCGGGAGGGATGACAGCGCTTGCTTCGGCAATTGGGGCAGCAAACCTTGTAGCTCTTGTTAATCCATATGTTGCGCTTGCGGCAGGCGTAGGACTTCTCACTGCAAAACTAATTGGAGCCGTCAATAAACAGCGAGAACTGAATAATTTAATTAAAGGCCAGGGTACGCTCGAGCAGTTTAATAACAGATACCAGGAGATCGAGAGCCAGATAGCATCTGCTCAAGAGCGACTTTCTGGTCAAACAGGTAGGCAGGCTCAAGCGACACAGAACAGGATAGATCAGCTCAAGAATTCTCTTTCGGAACTTGAAAAAGTTAGAGGTAAATTCGAGGAAAAAATCCCGAAAGAAGAAAAAATCATTCCAAGTGATTTCCCTGATCCAGTTGGCAAGGATTCCGGCGCTGGTAGTGGTCGCGCCAAGCGAGAACGCGAAAGCCGCCTTCCTCAGTTGCTAAATGAGCTTGCGCTCCAGAAACAACTGTTTGAGATAAATCAAAAAATTCGAGCCGCCGACCTGAAGGGCAATGAGCTGCTGAAAATCAGGCTAGAAGGCGAAAAGGCCCTTGCAAAAATCGCTTCTGATATTGCCGCCGTCAGACTTGAAAGAGATACACCAGAAGAAGAGAAAAGGGCGCGAGAACTTGCCTTGACAGTTCAAGCGGATGAAGCACGGGCGCAGACGGCTCAACAGCTTGCTTTGT